AATTTGAGTTGTAGTACCACGATGTATTTCATTGAGAATAGTGGTTATTGGACGTTCAAGTTCCTTAGCTATTTTATATGGCGAAAAGCCATCTTTAAGACGAATTTCAATCATAACGCGTTCTTCCAAGTTCAAGTGTTTATTTCTACGTGATTTTGTGTTACTATTTGGGTATTCCATAGTGATTATCCTCCTGTGTGTTTTATTTTTGACGATTAAAGCATAACACAGAATTAATCCACTATGGATTTTTTTATTGGTTCAACTTCATTTTACAACAAGTCTTGAATATAAAAATACAAAAATAAAATTAATAGGAGGAATATAAAAATGGCAATACAAGATAGTAAATTAATTCAAAATGCACAAACAAAGGTAAGTACAGGTGATTACATAAATGTTACAAACTCAGATGATTTAGTTATATCAGTCTATGGAACTTCAACGAGTTTCACGCTTTTATTTCAAGGATCATTAGATAATATTAATTATTTTGGTATAAGTGGAACAAAACTATCAGACCCAATGGCATTTTCTGCTTCAACAAGTTCATTGTCTGAAGCTTGGGAGTTTGACGTATCGGCATTAGCATCATTTAGAACTTCTTTAACTGTTATTGGAAATGGAAACGTTACTGTTGTAGCAAATATCCCAAAATAAAATGATACAAAAATAAAATAAGAAAGGATTGATAATAATGGCAGATATAAAAAAAGAAATAGGACAAGAAGAAGGACAAGAAGTAGAAATTAAAGTAGAGGTCATTAAACCTGAAGAGGTTAAAACTGAACCGGTTAAAGAGGTTAAGAAAAAAGAAGTTAAAACAGAGGAAAAGAAAGTTGAGGAAGTTAAGAAAGAGGAAGTTAAGGAAGAAGTTAAAACAGAGACTTCTGAATATGCTGATATGAAAGAAAGATTGAGAGTATTAGAAGAATCTAATAAAGTACAGGCAGATTTACTTAGTGCAGAAAGGATTAAAAATACTATCATGGAAAAAGTTCAAGATAAGGAATTACAAAAAACAATAATGGAAACTGGACTTGTTAAAAATGTTGAGGATATAGACAGGGTTATGAAAATTGTTGAATTATCTAAAACGTTGAATAAAGGCACTAATCATTCCGATGGATTTATTCCACAGGATGAAGTACAGGCTGATGCTTATTCTCAAGCACAAAAAAAGGGTGATATATTAGGTATGATAAAACAAAAAATGAGTAAAAAATAATTATACATAAGTAGACTATTAGTAAAAATGCTAGTGGTCTTTTTTATATTTAGATGACTTTTCTATATTTAGTCTTTAAAGAAATTGATATAAATGTTTTATTGACGGAGCTACAAAAAAGTAGCCATCAAAAAGGAGGAATTTTTAATGTATACATCAGGCAATTTCGCTCAATTTCAATCATTAGATTTGAGCGAGGAAATAGCTTTAATAAATCCACAGAGGACACCATTCTTATCTTATCTTTTACAAAATGGTAAAGCAGTAAAAGCAGTAAAAGCAGAAAGCCCTATTGTAAATTGGTATGAAGAAACGCTCAATAGTTCAGCAATTTCAACAGGTAAAGAGGGACAAGATGCACCAGCAGATGTTCAGGACACTACTGCATTAATGACTAACTATACTGAATTGTTGCTTGGTACAGCAAAGGTTTCTTGTACTGCTCAATCTAGTTCTATAGTTGGAGTTAATGACCTCATGGCCAGAGAAACGACTAAAAAACTTACTCAGCTAAAATATGCCTTAGAGGATAGAATAATGACTGGTACTAAAGCAGTTTCCGTAGGTGCTGTAGGTCAAAAAATGAGTGGACTATTAAACTTAATTAACTCTAATAATGTTGTAACAGGTGTATTAACTGTAGATGGTTTTAATTCTATGCTTAAAAAATTATATGACGCAGGGGTTAATGATAACATGATTTGCTTTATTAGTGACATTGATAAACAAGCCGTTAACAGATTTGCTTCAGTTGAATATCTTGCCAAGGAAAACTTTTTAGGATTTACTTGTGATCGTTACCATACGGAGTATGGAGATGTTACATTTGTTTTAACTCCATCGTTGACTGCTTCAAAATCTATAGTTGTAGTTAATCCAGATTATTTAGAACTTAAAGAATTACAACCTGCTGCTATAGACCTTGCTATCACAGGAGATTCTATATCTAAAATGGTCAAATGGGAAGGTACTTTAAAACTTACTAACTCAAAAGCAGGAGCAAAATTAGTTCAATCATAGGAGGTAAATACATAAATGAAATTTAAGACAGATAACTTATTTCTATTTGTAGAGAAAATACAATTTCTTAACGGAGAGTATGAAACTACAAAAGAAGACGAAATTACTATTTTAAAAAAATATGCTGATACAATTAAAGTTGTTGAAGAGGAGAAATCTTCTCAAAAAGCTAAATAAAATCAGCAAATAATTTGGGATAGGGATTAATTTCCTTATCCCATTTTTTTATCTATATTTAAGTATTTATTTAAATGAATTTTTAGATATAGATAAAAAAATAAACAAAAATGAATTAAAGGAGTGATATAAATGGGAAATAAAGCACAAGGGAATTTCTTTACAGATTTATATAAAAGATTTTCACCAAGCAAATTAAGAAATTATTATTATTTTATGTGGGTTAACAAATTAAACAATAGTAAAATTGATTTTTCAATCTTTACAGAGGAAGAGTTCGTGTATAAATATTTAAGAAGAAAATTAAAAGGAATATGGAGTACGGGCGTGAGTAGCCTTAAAACTTTAAAAATGTGGGAATCAACCGAAGAGTTTCAGGGACTTATGCAAGAGTTATATTCTTTTAAAATGAATCAAGATTTTTATAAGTTATATGAAATTCACTTAGCTAAAGCAATGGAAGGTGACGAGAAATCTTTGAATAGTTTAAAAATTATTAAGAAAGAAATTGAGTCCTTAAACAAAGCAAATAGAACTAAAACAAAAGTTATAGAAGAAGAAACAAAATTTGATATGAATTAGAGGTGCGTGTATAAATGTCTAAAATGAATGATAATCTAAAAAAAATTTTTAGTAATTGTAGATTGTTTGCTAAGAATATGACCAAGATTTTAAATGTTAATAATGATTTAGTTCCATTTGTTTTTAATAAAGAACAAGAAATAATGCTTGAGGCCGTAGAAAATAATAAATTTGTTGTATGTCTTAAAGCAAGACAATTAGGAATATCAGAATTTTGTATTAACTATATTATTATGAAAACATTAACTATTCCTAACATTACTTGTGTTATATGCTCTTATGAAGAAAGTGCAAAAAAACAAGTAATGAAAAAATTTAAAAGACAATACAAAAGTATTCCTTTACAATATAGCAAAAAAATTACTAGGGATAATGATAATGAATTTGAAATTGATAATGGAAGTAGTGTTGTTTTTTCAATTCCTGGCAATACAGATATTCTGAGGGGTGCTACAGCAGAGTGCATAATGCTGACTGAGTATGGTATATGGAGTGCAGAAAAACAAGAGGATGCAGTTACATCATTAGAACCTCTATTAAGTAAGAATGATACATCAAAATTCATGATAGAATCCACTGCAAAACAAGGTACAGGAGATTATTTTTATAAACTATGTATGGGAGCAATTAATGGTCGTAGTAAATATAAATTAGTGTTTTTTCCTTGGTTTGAAAATAAAGAATTATATGCAAGTGAATATAAAATAGCAGAAGCATGGTATAAAAGTGATAATCATGGAGTTAGACTTCAAGAAAAGGAATTAGATCCTTATGAACTTAATCTATATAAGAAAGGAGCAACTTTGAAACAATTGATGTGGAGAAAATGGAAACTATTAGATTTTAAATTAAACAAATTTTATAATGAGCATCCGAGTACACCACAGGAGGCATTTGCAGGAAATTCAATTGATAATGTATTCGACCAACAAATTATATTAGAGAGAATTAATTACATAAGTGCTGAGAATATTAAACCGTTAAGTTTCAAAGAAGTTAATGAAAATAGTCCATTACCACCCATACTTCAAGCCTACTATGGTAAAGGATTTAATATTTATAAAACAATTAAACCTAATGAAATTTATTGGGGAGGAATTGATACTAGTATGGGGCTAGGTGGGGATAGGGATAGTCAGACATTGGTAATACTCGATTCGAGTGGCGAGCAAGTTGCTACATTTAATAGGAATGATGTTCCTATATATAAGTTCGTTGATATGTGTTATCAATTAGGGATGTATTTCAATTATATGATGTTAAATATAGAGGTAAACACTAACGGAGGTACAGGTAGTGACCTATTAGTTAGATTGAAACAAAAAGGATATATACAAATATTAAGAACTAAAAGGTTTGATAAAATATCAGGTAAAAATAAATTAAAAGCTGGTTGGATGACAATGGAAGGAACTAAAAGTAAATTGATTAATGACCTGAAAGAATATTTTGAAATGGGAATGATATGTATAAATGATATAGAGGTATTAAATCAATTAAATACTTACATAGAAAAAAATGGAAAAATGGGTAATATGCGTGGCGAAACGATGCATGACGATTTGGTTATAGGTCTCGGACTAGCACTAATGAATATGATACAGAGTAAGAGTTACTTATAATAAGAAAGGAGTCGATGGCAATGAATTTACAAGAATACATAAAAGAATATTACAAAAGTGCACCATATTGGTTCGTTAGTGAAGTGTGCCAAAAACAACACAAAGATAGAATTGATAAGGTAGTAGAAACAAAATTATATTTAGATGGTGAAAGACCTACGGATAAGAGACTTACTAATATAGAAGGTAGATGGGTTAAACCAACTAAAATTAAATTGAATTTTGCCAGTATATTATTAGACCATAACGTGAGTTTTTTAATGAAAAACCCAGTGACTTTAATCTGTGGGGATGATGCTGAAACACTAAAAGAATATCAAAATGTATATAAGAAAGGTAGATTTAAAAGAGTTGATACAAAACTCTATGAGAATATGAAATCATGTGGTCAAGCATTCGAGTATCTGTATTTTGATGTAAATGACGATATACAAAGTAAAGTATTACTTCCTCAGTTTTCACATCCAATTTATACTGATACTGGAAACTATGTTTGTTATATAAATCATTTCATGTCTAGTAATTATGTAGAATATTATACTATTTATTTTCCTGATAGAGTTGAAGAGTATTCCTCTATAAGTGGGAAAGTAAAACTAATAAAAACAAGCATAAATTATAGTGGTTTACCAATTCCTTATAGAATCCCTAAAAAATATAATATACTCGAAGGAAAGAGTGATGTAGAGGACTGGAAAAATGTAATTGATAATATGGAGAGGTTATCTTCTAAATATCAGGATGCTTTATATAAATTTATTACGGGTGTCCCTGTTATGACTGGCAGTAAATTAAGTATAACTAAGGATGGTAAAGGAGCAATAAATGAGGATATTGTAGGATATGTTATGCAATTAGAAGAGGGTTCTGAGTTTGAATTCAAACAGAATAAAACTGATTATCAATCAATGAAATTGTTACATGATACTCTATTTAATTATTTATTGATTGCTTCATGCGTGCCAGCAGTTTCAATGAATGCTCAAGATGTCTCGAATTTATCAGAAACTTCCATTAGAATGATGTACCAGTTAGCAATATTAAAGAGTGGAATAGATAGTCAAAACTTGATGGATGGCTTCTGTATTAGATGGGAACAAATCAGAAAAATGTTAGCATCTAAAAAGATATTTGTAGATGGAGAAATAGATTGTGAGTTCCAAATGGAAATACCACAGAATGATGCAGAGGTTATTGATAATTTATCTAAACTAAGAGCTATAAATGGTTTATCATTTGAAAGTATGTTAGCTAAGAATCCTTATGTAAATGATGTAATAGGAGAAAAAGAGAGGATATTAAAGGAAGAAAATGCTGATAGTATTAATTTAGATACTCATACTACAGATACACAAGATACACCTATAACATTGGATAAGAATAGTGAGGTAGATACAAATGTTACAACAGAATAAAGATCAACAGGATAAGCAATTGAGTAAAAACTTGGTTGCTTTATTTATGGTAATGTTGTCATTTAAAAGTAATACAGAGTTTAAGAAATTATTATCATTATATAAACAAAATAGAGAGACTATGAAAGAATCTATCCTTAATATATATTTGAAATATATTAAGGATAATAAACTTGTTATTACTCAAAAGGATATTACTAAAGAATTGAAACTATTGGAGCCTAAATTAATAACAATGGGTAATGATATGAGGAAGCAGGAGAATATTATTTTAGCTACTTTATTATTTAAAACCTTTAAAGATACTTACAATAAGAGTATAGGGGTTATAAGTAAATATAAAGAAGTTGATAGTGTTAATAAATTAGAAGATAAAACTATAATGGTTGCTATCAATAGTAAAATAAAGGGTAAGACAAATGTAACCAGAAATAAAGAGAATAAAGAGTTCTTTATTAATAAAGTTAAGACAGATATTAAGAAGAGTTTAATTGCAGGGAATAGTATTGAGGTTATTAATAAGACTATTGATAAAGATTTTAATAGTGGTGTTAATGTTAGTAATAGATTGATTGACAATGAAGTGAGCAGAATGTTTAATGTTGCATTAATACAAGCATATAAAGAGATGGGAGTAAGTAAGGTTGTGTATAATAGTACACTGGATGCTAACACTTGTACTGAATGTGCTTCAAATGATGGGGAAATATTTAATATAGATGATGCTCCTGAATTGCCTCTGCATATTTCCTGTAATTGCTTTTTTACTCCATTATTATAAAAGGATATTAAAGTATAAGTATGATAATGTAATTAATAAATGATGTGGTTAATAAAGGGATATGATAATAGAATGTTAATGTTCATGATATGGAATATGTAAGTATATGTAATATGGATACCTTATAGGGGTATATAGTAGGAAGTGTTGATATGAGTGGGATTAGGTGATGGAGTATCTACGCACATTTATTGCCAATATACTAAAGGATAACTATGTCTAATCATGTCGAACTATTATATATAACATCGTGGACACGTGTCCCATAAGTTAACTGTATCTATTCACTATATCACATATATAAGTTAATGTTACTACTAAATATATAGTTCGTGTTTTAAGTAAAAGACGAACTGTTGTTATAAACATAGTGATACCAACGTTTGTATAAGTACATATTACAAATGCAGATCAAACACGAACTATTTCTTTACAAAACGCGTACTATATATTATAATAGGTATATATAGTAAACTAATTAAAGGTGAGTGATTGATATGACAACAAGACCAATAGAAGATAATGAGTATAAAGAAGTAATGGGTTTGGTTAAAAATGGATTCACTTATATTAGTGATAACAGTAGTAAAGAGATTAAGTTTAGAGCAAACAACAAACTATACTTAGCATTAACATTACAAGCAAACATAGGACTAAGGATAGGTGATGTACTAGGGTTAACATCAAATAATTTCAGGAACGGTAAACTTATTTTAAAAGAAGATAAAACAGATAAATTACAGAATAGAGATGTTAATAGCATTATAGTAGAATTAGTTAAGGACTATGCCATTGCTACAGGTTTAAAGAGTAACGATAAACTATTTGATAGACTAAGTGTAAGAGCAGTACAGAAGGCTTTAAAGATAGTTACTGACTACTTAAACCTAGATAACATAAGCACTCATAGTTTTAGGAAACGGTATGCAGTAGGTATCTATGAACACAATAGCAATAATATTGAATTAGTAAAAGAAATGCTTAATCATTCTAGTATTGCAATAACACAACGATATATTAGAGTAAGTCAGCAAGCTATAAACCAAGCTAGTAAAGAGGTTTGTGACATAGTTTAG